CCGACCCCCGGCCGCACCTGCCGGCCGATGCCGATCTCTGCGTCACCGCGCGCAAACCGAGCGTACTGCTGGACGCCATCAACAACGGCTTCCAGTTCATCCGTCGAGAGGCCGCCGAGAAGGCGGCACCGCTCTACCGCCGCGTCGCTGCCCGCTGCGGCGAAACTTGGCGCGACGACCAGAAGGCGCTGGTGGCCGAGCTAGCCCCGGTGCCGCTGGTGCCCGGCCTCCATGACCGCGCTGGCCTTCGTGTCGGCTTCCTGCCGATGCGCCGGTTCAACGACTGCCCCCGCTGGCCGGGCGATCCCTGCAAGGAAGCGATCCTGCTGCATTTCAGGGGCCGCCAGCGGAAGAGGCTGATGTTCGAATGGGCGAAGAAGCGAGGGTTCTCGTGATCCGTGAGCGCCTTATGCGATCGCTACGCTACGCAGTGTGTGGCTTGTTCCTCTTGCTGGTCGGCGCTTTGGGCCAGACGATCGACGAAGATCAGGGGCGCGATGAGCCTGAAAGGTGGACGCCATGACCGACAAACTAACGCCAATGTTGAAGCCTAGCGCATGCTGCGCATGCGGCAAAGCCGATGGTGTGTTGTGCTTTCCCGACAAGGGCAAAGCCTATCGCCCTACGTTGTGAAACTTCGATGGCTCCAACCGTCGTCTGCTCCTTCTGGGTGCATCGCCCCGCCGACTTTCCCGATGCCGCCGACTACATCGGCATGCTCAAGATCCTCGACCGGTCCTGCCGCGCCGCCGGCATGCGTCACGTCGTGCTGACGGATATGGCCTCCTCCCGGATGCTGCCGGAGGATATGGAGCGCTTCGAATCGGACCTGCCGCGCAANACTCCTGCAGGCCACGACGNCGGCGTCAAGCCGANTGGGGTGNGGGAAAGGGCGATACCGCTCCGACGACACCGTCTTCGTTGGCGCCGACTGCGTCGTGCTCCGCGATTTCCGACCGTCGCTGCTGCCGGCCGACCCTGACGATCTGCACGTTCGTGCACCGCCGGCTCTGGATCATGAACGGCTTCCTGCACATTCCGGCCGCCAGCCGCCACAAGCTGGCGCCGGTGTTCGACAAGGTGGCAAAGGGCACCCGGGCGCTGCCCGCCAGAACGTGTGATGACATGTGCTCATGGGAACGAGTGCTGGGCCCGAAGCCGCGCGAACTCTGGGGCAAGGAGACACGGCGCGGGCTGACGGTGCGCTTCGTGCCGGAACCAATCTGGAATGAACGGCCACTGTCAGCCGACGAGCCGTATCCCGATGCGCACATCCTGCACTTCAGGGGGCCGGCGCAAAAACCGATGTTTTTCGAATGGGTGGCGCGGCACCGGCCGGAACTCGTCGTCGCCTGAACGGAGGTAATGATGGCTGACGATCTTCCGACCTTCGCCGTCGTGACGCCGGCCGACGCTGATGCGCGCAGGTTTATTGATGTCGCCACGATCCGCTCGCTGACGGGTATCCCGGAGACAGGGTCCGGGGCGCTCACCGATGAAGCGCTGAGCCTTCGGCTCGACGGCGTCCTGGCCGATGCGGCGGACTACTGCCGTTTGGCCGAGCAACCCGGACTGCCAGCAACCTTGGCCAAAGAGAGCGTTAGGGCGACTTGGGTGGACGTGGCGACCGCAGGGTGTGGTGCCTCTCGCGGGTCGCGGCTCCTGCTGCCGTGGCGCGCGCCGATTACCGCGATCGCGGTCAACGAGGCCGGCATCGAGTTGGTCGAGGGTGTCGACTTTCGGCACATCGGCGCTGGTGTAATCGAGCGGATATCGAACGGCGTCGCCTGCGGATGGTCGCAGGGAAGTATCGTTGTCGATTACACCGCCGGATGGGAAGCGGATGACGAAGATTACCCACCGCCGGCTAATCTGGTGGCGCGATTCGCCGACCAGGTGCGCTTGATCTACTTCCAAGGTAGGCAAAACCCCACCCTGCGTTCGCAGGACGTGCCGGGCGTCTGGTCGGGCACCTATAGCGTCGCGGGTGGTGACACGATCCTGGCGAGCGGTCGACTGGCCTCGCTTGAGGCGGCTCTCGACCGTTATCGCGCGCCGCCGAGCGTCTGATCATGGATGCCTACGAGCAGATGCGCGACGATGTCGCTGCGGTTCTTGAGACCTGGAACACCGGAACGATCACGCTGACCCGCGAGACCCGCGCCGAGCCCGACGCCGAGACGCCATGGCGGCCCGGCGCCGTCACCTCGACCGCCGTCTACACCCTGGATGCCCGCGCCGATGGCACCGCCGGGGAATATGCCGACGGCACCGTCGTCCTGGCGACCGACCGCATGGTCATCGCGTCGCCGCGGGCGACACTGAACGGCGCCGCCGTCGAGATCATCCCGGAGATGACAGACACGCTGACCATCGAGGGCGAGACCAAGGTCATCAAGAAGATCGACGCCGTTCCTGCCGCCGGTCCCGCGGTTCGTTATCACATGTTCATTTCTTCGTAGGAGGGAGCCGCCATGGCGCTCGGCTTCTCTGACAGTGTCGCCAAGTTCGCGCGCGACGCAGAGCAGGCGGAGACCGATGTTTTGCATCACGCGCTGCGCGGACTCGACCAGGCCATCGTCGACAAGACTCCCGTGGTTACCGGCAACCTGAAGAACTCCCGCACCGTCTCGACCCTGGGCCCGCCCACCATCGACTGGAAGGTCAAGAAGTTCCGCGACCCCGATGACGCCATCAACAATGCGGTGGCGGGCGTCGAGCTCGGGCAAACGACGTGGCTCGGATTCCGCGCGCCGTACGCGCATTTGATAGAGCCCAAGCACGGGATGTTGCGCCTTGCGGCGCAAAGGTGGCGGCAAATTGTGGATGAAGCAGTCGCAAGCGTGCGAGGGCAACGTTAGAATAGGCGAACCCGCCGGGTGTCTCACCACCACGACGGGCTCTAACCAAAACGACCCATTGGAGGGGTTGAAATGGCTGGTCGAAACCTATGCATTGTGCCGGCGTGTCGGCAAGTAGTCGAGGCCTACGGCTACTGCCGAAATCACTCTCGTCGACTGAGGAAATACGGAGACCCGCTTGCCGGGCCGACCTTCTGGGGAGCGCCGGCCGCTTGGTTAGAGGCGAACGTCTCGCGTTCAGGCTCCGCCTGTCTGACGTGGCTGTTCCATCGGAAGGCCAACGGTTATGGAGAACTGACACGTTCGGGCAGCAGGAAGAGGTTATATGCCCATCGAGAGATGTGCATTCTCGCGAATGGTCCGCCGCCAACACCTAAGCACGAGGCTGCGCATTCCTGCGGAAAGGGACACGAGGGCTGCGTTCATCCAAGACACGTTAGGTGGGACACCGCGAAGGGCAACCACGCAGACCGCCTTCGGCACGGCACGCACACTCGGGGTTCAAAAAACGGCAGGGCCAAACTGTCCGAAGATGACGTATTGGCGATTAGGGCGTTGACGGGAATGGTCTCGACATCGGAAATCGCGCGCCGATTCTCAATTAGCCACAAGACGGCGTGGAGCGTTCTGGAGCGGCAAAACTGGCGATGGCTCCCCTAGAACATTTGGAGGGTGGCCGATGACCATCGAGACCGCTATCGAAGCCGCTCTGTTCGGCCGCGTCCTCACCCTTGATCTCCTCGGGGGTCCGCAGCTGGCCTGGCCAAACAAGTATTTTAAGCCAAATGGCCCGTATGTCCGGATCGATCATCTCCCGAACAGCACCACCAGGCTGTTCATCGGATCCGTCGACCCCACAGCTGTGGCAAGGCATCCTGCAGCTCACTGTTGTGACTACCGTTGAACGGAGGCGCGACCACGGCGACAGATCTGGCCGGCAGCATCGCCGAGCATTTTGACGCCGATCTCGCGCTTTATGGCGACGGCGTGAAAGTTCGCATTCAGAGGGCGCCGGACATCATGGCGCCCGTGAAGACTGACGCAACATGGGGCGTCCGTGTTGACGTCTACTACGATTGCATTGCGTCGATGGTTGACCTGTCCACTTTTGCCCAGCTCGACTTTTCCCTCTCCAAAAACTCCCAGTATCTCCCATTGATCTGAGGTCGCCCCGATGACGATCAACGTAAAAGACGCCACCGGCGCCACGCGGGAAATATCGACGATCGACGACCTGCTCGAGGTGTTCCCGGACGCCCTCACGGGCTCCGGCAACCTCAAGGTCGCCCTGGTTGAGAGCACGGTGCCGCAAAAGGTCGTCGGCCAAGCTACTTGGACAAAGGCGACGATCACGCTGACCGGCAACTCGGATCAGTTGCTTGCCGCGAATGCCGCCCGTGTCGGCTTCATCGTGGTCAACCGTGTCGGCAACGCTCAGATCGATGTCGATATCGCGGGCGGCACTGTCGCTGCCAACACGGGTCGGCCGATTTTCGCCGGTAACGACTACTTCTTCACCGGAGCCTACTGCCCGACCGGGATTGTCACCGTGAAGGGGACTAGCGGGCAGATTGTGAATGTTTGGGAGGCTGTGTGATGAGGCGCTTTCTGACGGCAATCGCCGCGCTACTCGCTTCGGTCTCGCTGGCGTATGGGCAAGGCGGAAGCTCGGTCATTACGACCCTCCCGTTGGACGCCGCCACCGGCATCCTGGCGCCCGCCAACGGCGGCAGCGGTGTCGCCAACAATGACGCGGCGACGCTGACCCGGAGCGGCAACCACGCGCTCACGATCACGACCACGGGCATCACCGGAATCACACTGCCGACCTCGGGAACGCTGGCCATCCTCGGCGCCAACACTTACGTCGGCGCGCAGACGTTTCCTGTTGGGACGCCCGCCGCAAAGCCGTTGATGTTCGGCGCCGCCGGCGGCCTTTACCTTTCCGACTACGGCTCGACCGCGAACGTCGCCCTTGGCTCTCGGTCTCTGCTAGCCGATGTCGGCACCGGCTCAAATGTCGCTATCGGGGCTCAAACACTGGAAGTGGCCACCACCGGGCACACCAACACCGTAGTGGGCGCGCAGGCCGGCGCAAAGATCACGACCGGCATCAGCAACGCCAGCTTCGGCTACAAAGCCGGCGGCCAGATCACGACCGGAAACTACAACACCTTCATCGGCAACTATTCAGGCAAGGGCGGCGAGGTCACGCCAGTCGCCCTGACGGGGGATAGCAACACCTGCGTCGGTGAGGCCTCTTGCATCAACGTCCAGGGCGCCGCCGCGGAAAACACCGCGGTTGGGCTTAACGCCGGCTTCGGCATCACGACTGGGTTCAGAAACACGGCCATGGGGCATGTGTCTCAGAACGCTCAGGCGGCTGGCCAATACAACACGTCTTACGGCGCGCTGTCTTACCAATATCCAACGGGCGGCAACTACAACACAGCCCTCGGCCCGATGGCGATGGCGGGCAACGTCGGCACGCCCCTGTCTACGGGGCAGCAGAACGTCGCGGTTGGATATCAAGCCCTCGTGAATGCGCAGGGGGCCAACAGCTTCCTCGTCGCCATCGGCGCGCAGACGCTACAGTTAAATACGAGCGGTACGGCGGCTGTCGCCGTCGGCTATCAGGCATTGAACGCCAACACGACCGGAACCGACAACACCGCGTTGGGCTACCAAGCGATGAAGACGGGAGCTACCGGCGTGCAAAACACGGCGGTCGGTTCCGGCGCATTGGGCTACGCCGCCCTCACCGGCTTCAACAACGCGGCGCTGGGCTACCGCGCCGGACAGAGCGCCACCGGGGCAGATCGCAACGTGCTTATCGGGGCATCGGCGGGCAATCTGCTGTCGACCGGCGACAACAACACGCTGCTTGGCAGTGACGTCGCGCCCACGCTGACCACGGGAAGCAACAACATTGTAGTCGGCCGTTACGCTGATGTTCTCGCCAGCAGCACTGCAAACTTCCTGAACATCGGAAATTTGATCTTCGGCACCAGTCTTCCAACGAGCACCACGCCGGCCGGCAAGGTGGGAATCAAAACGAATGCGCCCAACGCCGATTTCGAGATCAACGGCGTCCTCGGCATCACCAGCCTCACGACATGGGCGAACAACCAGGCCTGCACCGCCGGTCAGCATGTCTGGGACGCCGACTATCTCTACGTCTGCACGGCCACCAACACGGTGAAGAGGGCGGCGCTCTCGACCTTCTAGCTTCACGTCTCACCGACGAGGACCTTCGTCGATGAAGAAACTCGCCCTGATCGGCGTGGTGCTGGCGCTTGCGTCGCCCGCCGCTGCGCAATCGCCCCCCTTAGACCCAGTGGTGGCGGGCTATCAGCAACTGCTCACCGAGGCCAACGGCCGGGTGGCGGCGCTGATTGGGCAGGCCGCGACGCTCGACGCCAAGGTCAAGGAACTGACCAAGGCGCTTGAAGAAGAGAAGGCCAAGGCCAAGCCGCCGGAAGCGCCCAAGGGCTGACGCGCTCAGATTCACCAGCATTCCCTGCCCTGACAGGGATCAACCGCCCCGCGTTTCGAGCAATTCACCGGGAGTTGTGTTAAAAAAATCGGGCCGGCGCGGTGCAGCAAACACCCCATCGGCCCTAACCGAACGACCCTGATTGAGAGGATCGAATGGCTGGAACCAGCAATACCAAGTCTGTCAGCTTCCCGGTAGACCTAGCGGGCGTGCGTTTTGGGCGATTGATCGCCATGCATATTTCAGGGCGCACCGCACAGAGACATTTCGTGTGGGCGTGTAGGTGTGACTGCGGGGTAGTGCGCGACGTGGGAAGACGTGAACTCGTTCGTGGAAACACCAGAAGTTGCGGTTGTCTTCGTCGCGAATGTGTCAGCCTGAGACGGCGCGGCTCGAATTACGGACAACCAAGAACTAGGAGGCGGAAAAACCGCGACCTCAAAGGCTTGTCGAAAAAGTTTCAAGCCGAATACGACGCCCTAAAAAACGCAATTAGCCGCTGCCATCAAGAGATGACGAAGAGATTTTCTCACTATGGCGCAAGGGGCATCGCTGTTTGCGACCGCTGGCGGTTTGGAGAAGATGGCAAGCCCGGCTTCCTGTGTTTCCTGGAGGACATGGGGGCTCGACCTAAAGGCTTGACGCTTGATCGCATCGACAACGATGGGAACTACGCGCCCGATAATTGCCGCTGGGCGACGTGGAAGGTTCAAGCGGCAAATCAGAGAAGGGCGAAAGCCCGCGCGTAAACCACGCATTCGCAACACACAGCCAAGGCCGGGAAATCCCCGGCCTTTTTCTTTGACCAAGGAGCAAGCCAATGGCGGTATCAGTCAGTGCGGGCATCAAGATCTACATCGGCCCGGTCGTCGACGTCGAAGCCATCAAGGCCTTGTCCTACAACGATGCCCTGACCGCGTTCGAAGCGGTATCGGGCGGAGACTGGGACGAGATTGGCGAAGTCGAAACCATCGATCGCATCGGCGACACCACCGATACGGCGACTTTCACTGCGCTTGGTGATCGCCGCGCCCGCACCTTCAAGACGACGAAGAGCGGCGGCGTCATCACGGTGACCTGCGGCCTCGATCCTCTCGACGACGGCCAGGTCGCGATGCAGGCCGCGCAGGGAACCGACTTCAACTACCGCTTCAAGATCGAATACAACGATGCCCGCGACGAAGAGCATTCGATCTCGACCGACTACTGGGCCGGGCAGGTCATGTCGCGCGACAAGACCATCGGCTCCGTGACCGACATCAGCAAGATCGCGTTCACGATCTCGAACAATAGCGGTTTGATAGAGGATCCCACCGATCCGACGGGTTCGTGATCTGGTAGAATGAGCGAACCGCGACGGGAGTGGAATTCCCGCCGCGGTTCTAACCAAATCAACCTCCGTAGAAGGTCGAATATGGCTGCTTCTCGTCTATGCGCGATTCCCGAATGCGGCAAGGCCGCGTACAAGCGCGAATGGTGTAATCGCCACTACATCCGGTGGCGCCGGCACGGCGACCCACGCGGTGGCGGCACGCCGTTGCTCTACAAAGCCGGTGACCCGTGCCGCGTTGCTGGATGCGATGTGCCGGCCTCCGAGGGTCGGGTACTGCAATGCGCACTATCTAGAAAGACCGGCGTCACGGAGATCCACTTGCCGGCAAGACGATGCCGCGTGACAGGCCGACCCGCCGCCAGTGGCTGGATGATAACGCGGTCTCATTCGCTGAGCCGTTGCCGTGCCTGATATTCCCGTACGGTAAGTCGAACGGATACGGGCAGGCATCGATCGAGGACGGTGAGCTGATCGGCGCCCATCGCTACGTCTGCGAGAAGGTGCATGGCGCACCACCGTCGCCTGATCATGAGGCGGCTCATTCTTGNGGCAATCGGGGTTGCGTTAGCCGCTGGCATTTGCGGTGGGCGACNCCNAAAGANAACGCGGCGGACTGCCTGCTGCACGGAACCGATTCGCGCGGCGAGANGAATGGCAACTCGAAGCTNACGCANGAGCAGGTCCGCGAGATCNGGCGACTCCACGGCGCGGAAACCGGCAAGTCGCTGGGTGAGCGTTTCGGCGTCACGCCCACGCAGATNAGCCACATCCAGCTATTCAAGCAGTGGTCATACGACCGCTAACCCAATCTCTCGCGAGAGAAGGGGCCGCTGTTCCCGCCGGGGTTCGGCGGCCCACCCCCGGCATCCCGGCCCCCACAGGACTGACCAATGGAATCCGAGAAGAAGACGCTTGACCTTTCTGCCCTCGCCACCACGGACGANGGTGACCTGCACANNCNTTTTCCCGACGGAACTAAGACCGGGTGGACGTGGACTTTTGCAGGCCCCAGCCATCCGAAGACCATCGAGATCAATAACAAGCAGAGCGCCCGCTATATCGCCCGCGAACAAGCCAAGGAACGCGCGGTGACCAATGGGCGCAAATGGAAGGGTGACGAAGAGACAGCCGAAGAGGTGTTCGCGCGATCCGTCGACTACATCACTGATCGCCTGCTGCGGTGGAGTGATCTGGAGGTCGATGGCGCGCCGTTCCATTGCACGCCAGAGAACGCGCGCAAGGTCCTGTCTGACCGCAAATATGGTCTCGTCCTCGACCAGGTGAATGCGTTCCTCGGCGAGGAGAAGTCTTTTACGAAGCGCTCGCCGAAAGTCTGACGGCCTACGCCGAGCGCTATTTCTATCTTGCCGAGGCCGACGAATCCGGGCGCTCCCGGTACGACCGCCTCGTCGATCAGCTCGAACGAGCCGAGCGGAAGAAGAAGCCGACCAGGACCACCAAAAGGCGCATTGCCGAGATCGAGTCCGATCTGCGGATGCCGCCGTTCCCGATGGCGCTCGTCTATCTCTGGCGGGCGTACCTGCGGCTTCGGCGACGGTGCGGTGTTGGCTTCTCCGGGCCGCAGCCGGTCGGCTGGATTGAGATCGACGCTTTTGCGCGGCTGTCAGGCATCGCCCTGGCGCCGTGGGAGATCGGCCTCATCGAGGCGATCGACGATCTCTACCTGCGTCGCGGCGTGAAGCCGCCAACCGCCGCCACGGAATCCGCGTCCGCGAGCGATCCCGCCGCCGTCCGGGCGCTGTTGCGGGGCTGGAAGCCGGCGAAGAACGAACGAGGAGAAGCCGATGGGTGAGGTTCTGGCTAGGCTTGCCCTTGAGGTCGACAGCGGCTCCGTCAAGGCGGCAAACGTTAATCTGCGGGAGATGCCGGCCGCCGCAGAGGGTGCTGAGCGCTCCACGCAGAAGCTTGCCTCGACGACGACCGCCGCCGCTCGCTCCACCGAGGATTTCTCCAAGCGCGTCCAGGGCGCGATCCGCAATCTCGAGTTCGAGCGCCAGCAGATGACGCGAAGCGCGGCGGAACAGGAGCGCTTCACGGCGCTCCGGCGGGCCGGCGTTGCGGCGTCGTCAGCCGAGGGACAGGCCATCAGCGAGCATATCCGCAAGCTGCAGGAGCAGCGGGCGGCGCAGAAGGCGCAGGCAGAATCAATGAAGCTGGCTCAGCAGCAGGCGTCTGGTTATGCCGCGCTGGCGCGACAGCGGGCGGCCGAAGAGACGGCCGCCGCGCAGCAGATTGCGGTCGCAAAAGCCGCCGAGATGAAAGCCGCTCAGGCGCTACAAGCCCAAGAGGCAGCCATCGCCGCGAGGCAGGTTGCGCAGGAGGCGCAGCGGCGCGCCGTCGTGCAGGGTGTCGTTGCTGATTTGGCATTTGAGCGGCACCAGCTCATGAGGAACGCCGCCGAGCGGGAGCGCCATTCGGCGTTGCGTCGCGCCGGGGTGACAGAGACCTCGGCAGAAGGACTGGCGATTACCGCTTCGGTGCGCGCCTTGCAGGCTCAGCAGGCCGCTGCTGCTGCGTCGGCAAGGTCAATGCAGTCGACTGTAGTCGCCACGACCGCGGGTAGCGGCGCCGTAGGCGTGCTTACTCGGTCTCTCGGGCCATTGGCGGCCGCCTTCTCTGCCTCAGCGGTCGCGCAACGGGTGTGGACAGCCGGCATGAAGGCGGCCGACATGGGCGAACAGGCCGAGCAAATCGGGCTGACCACGGATCAACTGCAGGCCTATCGCCTGGTCGCGGCACAATCCGGCGTTCAGTCGGAACAGCTCGACGCCGCGATGTCACGCCTCACCCGGTCCATGGGCTCGGCGGCCGACGGCGGCAAGGAGCAGATCGAGCTGTTCGAGCGGCTCGGCGTCAAGATCCTCGGAGCCAACGGCGAGCTGCGAAAGTCGTCGGACATCATGCCGGAGCTCGCCCGCGGACTGCTGGGCGTGAGTTCGGAGACGCAGCGCGGCGCCATGATGCAGGAGCTGTTCGGTCGCTCCGGCATGAAAATGGTGACCATCCTCGAACAGCTCGCCCAAGGGAACGAGGCGCTCGTCGATAAGGCCAAAAAGCAGAACGCGGTAATGACGGGCGAAACCATCGCCGCATGGGACAAGCTCGGCGACAGCCTTGTGGTCGCCGGCCAGCAGCTGGACACGATCCTCGCCACCATTGCAGCGCCGGTCGCGACGACGGCGCTCGACGAGATCAACAAGGTGCTGGCCTCGACGCGCCGCGAGATCGATCTGATCCAGAAGGGCCTGGCCTGGCTCGGCAGTCGTGCGGGCAAGGGTGTCTCCGTCGAGGACATGCAGGCCGAGGCCGCGCAGGTGCAGGGCCGGATCGACCAGCTTTCGACGCAGGACCGGACGACCGGCCGCGATGCCCTGATGCAACGCGAATACGCCCGCCTCGGTGTGCTGCAACAGGGGATCTCCGAAAAGATGACGGCCGCCTACCGAGCCCGCAGGTTACTGGACGCCGTCGTGGTGAAGGGCGCGCGCAATCCCACGCCAAAGGGCAGCAGCGGCTCCGACCCCTACGCCAAGGCCATCGAATCGGCTCGCGAATACATCCTCACGAAGCAGGCCGAAACCGCCGCCGTCGGGCAGACCGTGCTAGCCGCCGCCCGCCTGAAGCACGAACAGGAGCTGCTGAACAAGGCGCAGAACGACGGCAAGACGTTGAGCGCCGCGCAGGTCCTGGAGCTGAAGAACCTGGCTGGCGCCATGGCCGAGGCCGACAGCGCTTTCGCGACCGCCAAGTTCATGGACGACGCGGTCAGCAAGTCGAACGAGTTCATCGCCGCACAGCAGATCGAACGCGACACGCTCTACATGTCGACCGAGGCCGCAATGGCCTACCGGCTGGAAAAGGAGATGCTCAACCGCGCGACGGCGGAGGGCATCACTCTCTCCGGCGAGCAGGTCGAGAAGCTCCGCGAGATCGCCGGGGCGCAGGCCGCCGCGGCTGAAGAGACCCGCCGCGCAAAGGAATGGGTCGATTTCGAGCGGGAGACCTTCAAGGGCTTCTTCGCCGACGTGAACCAGGGTCTGCGCGAAGGCTCCACGATCTGGGATGCCTTTGGCAATGCCGCGATAAACGCGCTCAACAAGATCGCCGACAAGCTGATCAGCAGTGGCGGCGGAGAAGCTGTTCGAACAGGCGTTCGGCGGATCGAGTACCGGCGGCGGCGGACTGCTCGGCAGCCTTCTCGGCGGAATCGGCTCGATCGTTTGGCAGTGGCGGTGGTGGGGNCGGGGGATCGGGCTTCACCTACGCCCACGGCGCCGCCTTCCAGTCACGGCAACGTCGTCCCCTTCGCTTCGGGTGGCATGGTCACCAGCCCGACGATGTTCCCGATGTCCGGCGGACGGCGCGGCGTCATGGGCGAGGCGGGCCCCGAAGCGATCATGCCGCTGCGGCGCGGGTCCGACGGCAAGCTGGGTGTGCAGATGCACGGCGGCGGCGCGGCCAACGAGAACACCACCGTGATCGTGAACCAGACCGTGCACGTCGGTGAGTTCGTCACCACCCAGCAATTCGCCTCGGGGATGCGCAACGTGAAGAAGTCCGCCGAAGAGGGCGCCCAGACCGCGCTCATCAACCGCAAGAAGCGTGGCGGCCTGCAGGACGTGTTCTGATGGCTTTCACATTCCCTCGCGCGTTCCTGACGCATCGCGGTCCCTCCGAGATCACGATCCGGCAGACCAACGTCGTCGGCATGAACGTCTCGCCGTTCTCGCTGGTGCCGCAGGTCTACGAGTGGTCCGGCGCCGAACGCTGGGAGGCCGAGATCGGCTTCGATCCCATGGACCGCGCCACGGCGGAACCCTGGGTCGCCTTCTTCAGCTCCATGCGCGGCCCGGTGGGCTCCTTCACGATGGGCGATCCGGCAGGGCAGACGCCGCGCGGCACGGCATCGGGCTCCGTCACCGCCACAGGTTCGGTACGCTCGCACACCATCACACTGTCCGGCGGTAGCGGGACCTTGCTGGCCGGCGACTGGATCAGCTTCGATTCGAGCCGGCGTCTGCATAAGGTCTTGGCCGATGTGACGCTTGGCGGCACTCCCTCCTGTGAAATCTGGCCCGCGCTCCGGGCGACCATCGCGTCGGCCACCGTGACGTATACGGGCGCCNANGGGCGCTTCATGCTGACCGAGCCGCCACAATGGACCAGTCGGTCCGGCCAGCATCTATGACGCGGCTGACGATCAAGGCCATCGAGGATCTCCGCCCATGAGCCGCAACCTAACCACCGGGATGGCGAACGGGCTTCAGGCGTCGGTCGTCAGTCCGATCCTGCTGTTTGAACTGGAGTTCTCGACAGTCCAGTATCTCTGGACCGGCGTCGGTACGCTGTCATGGAACGGCCATGACTGGCTCGGCATCGGCAACATGCTGGAAGTCTCCGCCGTCGAGGAAACCGACAGCATCGAGGCGCGTGGCTTCACCCTGAAACTGTCCGGGGCGCCGCCGGACCAGATCGCACTGGCGCTGACGGAACTGCAGACCCGGCGCTACGGCATCGTCCGGCTCGGCCTGTTCGACAGCAGCGGCGCCATCGTGAACAACCCGAAAATTCAGGGGCGCGGTCGCCTCGACGTCGGCGAGATCGACGACAGCAACCCGGAGGCGCCGATTATCTCGCTCCAGTACGAGAACGAGCTGATCGACTTGGAGCGCGCCCGGGAGTGGCGCTACACCGACGAGCACCAGAAGCTGCTGCACGATGGTGACGCCAGCCTGCGTTACATCGCGCAGTATTCCGACAAGGTTATCTACTGGGGGCGGGGATGAAGCGCATCGAGGGCTGGGAAAAGCGACTCGCGGCGTACCTTCTGGCGAACAAGGACGTGCCGTTTGAATGGGGCCGGCAAGACTGCGCGACCTTCATGTTCGGCGCCGTCCGCGAGATCACCGGGCAGGAGATGCGCGAGGTCACGTGGTCCTCGGCGCTGGAAGCGATGCGGATCATCGAGGAAGACGGCGGCCTCGGCGCTGCCGCCTGCGCGCCCCTAGGTCGCTCCTCTCAGAACTGGCGCGAGATCAGGCGTGGCGACGTCGCGCTGATCGATCAGGACGGCCGGCCGGCGATCTGCGTCTGCACCGGGCAGTCCCTGTGCGGGCCAGGCGAGAAGGGGCTGGAGCACGTCCATCTCGATCGCGCCATTAACGTTTGGAAGGTGGGCTGAAGCCTATCGGGCCTCGACGGCTCGACTACGCTCCATGATCTTCGACCGACCGCGCGAGGCATCGACGTTCNNGACCGTGCAGGCGACGGGTGCTCNACGAGGCCCTGGCCCCTAGTTCGATAAAGTATGTCTGCCCGGAGGCCATATCGAACGTCCGGTGCGTCTCGCCGACCCAGCTACTGCGCGGATCATTGCGCGCCGCGGCCGACGTTATGACCATGGAGTCGTCGACCATCGCGCATCCGATGTCTTGAGAGCCGGCCGGCAGGTCCGTCCTGATCCACGTGCCTGAGTTCACAGTACCGAGCTGTCGATTGCCGGCGAGCACCACGAAGCTGCCGCCGCCCCAGCTGACATAGAAATACGCCGCCGCTGATCCTGCGGGAGGCGGCTGGAACTGCTTGCCCTCGGCGTCGGCCTGAGTGCTGGCGAGCGGCACCGGCGGCGCACACGCCGCGAGAGCCAATGCGGCCAGAGCCGCCACGATCAATTTACGCATAGAGCGAGCATATCCATGCAGCACGCAAACCTCAACGGCAGGTCGGCATGCTGCTGATCGGTCTGTTCGCGCTCGTCCTGATGTTGATTCCGGGCCAGGCGCACGCCGACCCGATCTTCACGCCTTTGGCGCTCTTGATTTTCGGAGAGGGGCTCCTGGCGAGCCTCTTCACATTCGC